CGCTGGTGTGGACGCGGGCGTCCAGGCCATCGAGATCGGCGCGGATCAGCGCGAAAGCTTCGACCCGGTGCAGTTCGGCGCGTCCGTGGGGCTCGGTGCCGCCATCGGCGGCGCGGCCAATGCGGCCTTTGGCGCGAGGGGTGCGCCGGAAGCGGAACCTGCCGCGAACCTGCCGCCAAGCTCTCCCGAAGCTGCCACGAAGCTGCCGGAGCCTGTTCCCACGCCGGAAGCCGCGCCCGTGCTCGACATGGGCGGGACGGCGACCGGGCAGATGGTGACGCCGCGCGTGGTGAGTGCCGAGCCGCCGCCCATCGGCGAGACGCTGGACGCGCGCGCCCGCGAGGCGCGGAACCTCGGGCCAAGCACGGTGGCGCAGCCTCCCGCGGTTACCGGAACCGCTCCGAAAATTGACAAAAATCTTGACCGCCCGGTGCGCAAGCGCGGCGAGATGCGCAACAGGCCGATGAACGTCATCGAATTCATCGCCTCCATCGGCGGCTTGCGGGATGAGCAGGGTGAGCTGAAGGCGCGCGACCTGAATGCGCGCACCACCATGACCCGCTTTGGACCCATGGCCCGCAAGAACGGGCTTTCCGCCGACCAGGTGCGCGAAAAGCTGGTGGAGGCAGGTTATCTGGACGATGCGGGCTTTGGCTCCCGCCTTCAGCTTCAGACGACGGAAAGCGACGTGTTCGACCTGATCGACCGGCAGCGCTCCGGACAGGCCATCGTGAAGCGGGAGGACTTGTCCTGGCAGGGCGAGGTAGACGCAGCCCGCGCTGCAGAACGCGGACAGGACGAGCTGCAAAACCGTTTTGAACCTGACGAACGCGACCTGATCGAAAATCACGGCGTTGACTGGACGCATGCCGTCAAGATGGCAGGCTTCCTCCGGGACGTTCAGATGACTGCAGCGGATTGGACGGATGGCACATTGCGCCTGGCCAGCGACCTGATGGACGAGGGCATGACGCCCAATGATGCCCTGATGCGTGCCGCCATGATGGATGTTGAAGGCGATTTCGACACGCTGAGCGATGCTGCGCAAAGGCTTGCCAAAAGCGATGATGTTGGCGATATTCCGGGATGGGAGACAAATGATGAACTATCAGGCCAAGGCAGAGGAGATGCGCCAGCGCGCGGCCCGGATGCCGGAGACGGAACCGGGACAGGAGGCGAAAGCCTTTCTGGAGCGGACCGCAAAGGCACTGGAGCGTCTGGCCAGGGTGCAACCGTCGAGCGGGGCGCAGACGGAAAGCCGCAAACCGTCCTAGAAGGGGCGGCGCGCGCCAGCGACAAGACCATGGCGCAACGTGGTGCCAATGCGCCGCTGAAGCCCAAGGCCGCGCAGAACTTCGTGATGGATGAAGGTCTGTTCGGCGACGGCTCGAAGCAGATGGACTTCCTCGCCATTTCGCCCGGTGGCCGCGTGGGATCCATCACGCGCGATGCCCGTGGCGTGGCCGGCATGACGGCGGACCCGGCCTTTACCCGCGTGCAGGAGATTTCCGAGAGGCTGGCGCAGGCGCTGGAAACCATTCCGGCGCGGGCCGGGCGCATGTCGGCCAAGGTGGGCGGCAAGACGGCGGCGGGGCAATATGGCCTGAAGACCGGCGTGATCCGCGTGGCCAAGCCCGATGATTTCGACGTGCTGACCCATGAGCTGGGCCACCATGTGGAAGTGGCGCTGGGCCGCTCCGTGCAGACGCTGATGAAGACCTTTCAGGGTGAGTTGGTGCCGCTGGCCTATAATGGCGCGGCCAAGGGCATGGAGCTGAAGGAAGGCTTTGCCGAATTCATGCGGCTGTTCGCCACCAATCCGATCTATGCAGCCAGTCAGGCGCCGGGCTTCGACCAGGCGTTCCGCGCCATGCTGGCCAAGGAACAGCCGGAGATGCTGGCCGCCATCGAGGAGGCCGCCCGCGCCTGGCGCGACTGGAATGCCCAGCCTTCTGCCGATGCGGTTGCCTCCACTATCGTCTCGACGGCGGAACCGAAATATTTCGCCAAGGCGCGAAAAGACCTGAACCGCTATGGCCTGGGCGGCACAATTGCCGACCGGCTGAGCCGGGCCTATACCATGCTGTTCGACGACCTAAACCCTATCAACCGGGCGGTGACGGAGCTGGCGCGCGTCTACCGCGCGCACACCGGCGAAGGCCTGGAGCTTGCCGTGGGGCGCGACCCCTACAAGCTGGCGCGCATGGCCAGGGGTGCCTGGAATGCCGGGCATATGGACATTTCACACGGCGTGACGCCCTATCGGGGCACGGCCCCGGCGTCCGCCAGCTTCCGCGATGCGCTGATCACCGCCATGGGCAAGCCCAATGTGCTCTCCGGCTGGGACGAGGACGCGGTGCGGCGCTTTGGCGCTTACCTCTGGAGCCGCCGCGCGCTGGGCGAATGGGACCGTTTCGACGCGGGCGAAATTCCCAATGCGCCGGACAAGCTGCGCCGGGCCGACCATGCCCGCAACGTGGCCGAGAGTGAGGCGGCCTACCCCAATTTCGCGGCGGCGGCCGACATGATCTATGACTGGAACCGCGCGCTGTGGACCAAGAAGCGCGATGCCGGGCTGATCAGCCAGGAGCAATGGGCCGACGGGTTGAAGATCCGTGACTATGTGCCGGGCCTGAGAAGCTTCGACGGCGAAGGCGACACGCGCGTCGACGGCGGCGGAGGTGCCGGCGGCTCCATCAAGGGCGGGCTGGTGAAGCGCTTCCGTGGCTCACGGCGCGACGTGATCAACCCCGTCGAAAGCATGATTGCCGATGCCTATGAAACCTCCATGGCGATTGCCCGCAATGACGTGGTGAAGCAACTGGACCGGCTGGCGCAGATGGCAGGGCCGGGCGGCGGGGCGATTGCCGAGCGCATCCCCTCCCACCAATTGAGCGCCAGCATGGTGGACCCGCTGGAAGCCGTGAGTGCGGCGGCCAAGGCGGCGGGCCTTTCCAAGCCTGACATTGTGCTGCTGCGCGATGCGGTAGAGGCCGCTGTGGGTGACGAAAAGGCGGCGATCTTCCGGCCTGCCATGATCAACGAGAAGGGCGAGCCTATCGCCTTCTTCCGCGACGGGGGCGAGCTGAAGGCGCTGAGGCTGGCGGATGGCGATTTCGGGCGGCAGATGTTTGCGTCCCTCACGCAGATGACGCGGGCCGAGGAGAACGTCTTCATCAACATGCTGGCCAAGCCCGCCGCGGTGCTGCGGCTGGGCATCACTGCCGCGCCGGAATTCGTGCTGGCGAACCTGATCCGCGACCTCACCACGAGTGCGATCTATTATGGCAGGCCCTTCGAGCGCGTGAAGGGCGTCTTCACCGGCATGGCTGACGAGCTGCTGGGGCGCGAGGCGGCACGGGCCTATAACGCGGCGTCGGGCATCATGGGCGGGGCGAATGTGGCAGCCGTGACTGACATGCGGGTGAATGCTGACATTCAGGCGCTGCGCAAGAAGGGCTGGGCAGCGGAGCGGCTGACCTCGCTGGAGGGCCTGCTGCAGGTGACAGAGCTTTCCGAAACCGGCATGCGGCTTGGGCTGTTCAAAAGCTTTTTCGAGGAGGCCAAGGGGCGTGGCCTCGACGACATCGAAGCAACGCTGGAGGCCAGCTACCGGGCGCGCGACCACATCGACTTCAACCGGCGGGGCAGCGCGATGACGGGCTTGTCGCGGCTGATCCCCTTCCTCAATGCGGCCCTTCAGGGCACCGACAAGACGGTGCGCCTGATGATTGCGCCGCTCTTCCGCGAGGCAGTGAGCGAAACCGACCTGCGCGCCAGGGCGGATGCAACCAAGGCCTGGGCAAGGCTTTCCGCGCTGACCGTTGCCGGCATGGGCATTCATGCGCTAATGAGCGAATATGACGAGTACCGCGACCTTTCGGTCCAGACGCGCGCCACGCATTGGATGGTGAAATGGGGCGACAAGTGGTTTGCCATCCCCAAGCCGTTCGAGATGGCGCTGCTGTTGAACCTTGGCGAGGCGGCCTTTGACGCCGTGGCCAAGCAAGACCCGCGCTGGGCCGAAACTTACCGGCGTGGGCTTCTGGAGGTGGCGATGCCGCCCAATGTGATGGAGGGCAACCCGGCGATTGCCACAGCCTTCGAGCTTGCGACCGGCAACAAGCTGCGGGACGGCGGGCCCATCGTGCCTGAAGGCCTTGAGGGCATGGAGCCGTGGCTGCAGTTCACGGCCAGAACGTCGGAGCTGTCCAAGACCATTGGCAAGGCTATCAACATGAGCCCGGCGGTGATTGACCACGTGATCACGGCGCATACGGGATCCATGGGCCGCAACGCGCTGGCGCTCTATGATTATGCTCTGTCCGACAAGCCGGTGCAGGGCTGGGATGATTTCGCGGTGACGCGGCGCTTCATCAAGGACGGCTCGCGCGGGGCGCAGTCGACGCGGGCCTTCTGGGACATGGTGGGCACGCGCACGGGCACGCTGGAGGGGGCGCGCAAGTCCTACCAGACCATGGTTGACGGCGGCGATGCGGCGGCGGCGGCGGACTTTCTGGCCCAGCAGGACCAGATCACCAAGGCATGGATCAGCGCCGGGACGGTGAAGGCGGAGGTGCGGCGCATCCATCCCATGATCCGGGCGCGGAATGCGGTGGAGGCCATCAACCAACTCCGCCGCGAAATGGCCAGCGACGTGATCCGCACGGCGGATGGCGAGGTGAGCGTGGGCCGGGTGGACCGGGGTGCTGCTGACGACATCCTCGAAGACCTGGCCATGACGGAAGCCCGCAACGCCCTGGTGATGATGAAGGTGCCGGGCTGGGCCAACCGGGATCCCGTCGAGACGGCGGGCTATTATCGGGAGCTTGCCGCCATCAACCCCGATCTTTCCCGTGCGCTGGCCGACCGTTTTGCCACGGCCAAGGTGCTGCCCATGGATGCTGTCGAAAGGCTCTGGCCGGACTTCGAGGCCAGGCTGTTGAAGGACGGCTCCGACCTGCTGACAGCCGATTTGAGCGCCAGCGCCAGGGCTGCGGGTTTCGAGATGGACGGCAAGGCGATGAAACGGAAACCCCGCGCCAAAGTGCCAGCCGCCCCTTGACGGGCAATGGCGGGCCTTAGTCTGGCCCACCATGAGCAGCGAGCTTCCCATTTCCGTTTCGACCCGGCGCATGTCGCCTGTGACCGCCACAGCGGGGCAGACGCAGTTTGCCTTCAACTTCCCGCTGATCCGGGCAGAGGACATCCGGGTGCTGCGGACCAGGAGCGGCATTCAGACAGAGATCACCATCGGGCCGGATTTCAGCGTTTCGGGCGTTGGCCAGGCGGCAGGCGGCACGGTGACGCTTACCGCCGGTTCACTGGCCGGTGATGTGATTGTGATTGAGGGTGACGCGGGGCTGGACCGGCTGACCGGCGTGACGCTGGCGGGGCGGTTTTCCTCCACGCTTATCGACCAGGAATTTGACCTTAGCCTGATCCGCGACCAGGAGCTGCGGCGGGATGTGTCAAAAGCGCAGCAAGATTTGAATGATCTTGTGGCCAGCCCTAAAATGTGGCTGACGGGATCTTCCAATCCGACCAGCGGCACAGGTGAAAAAGGCGACATTTATCTAAATGTCATTAGCGGCGAAGTCTTTCAGAAAACCAGTGACACCGTGTGGGTTTCCGTTGGCTCCATCAAAGGGCCGCAGGGAAACGCCGGACCGCAGGGATCAACCGGATTGCCTGGCATTCCCGGACCGTCTGGCAGCAGATGGTTTTCCGGAGCTGGTGCACCGGCAGACGTGCTGGGGCAAAGCGGCGATTTCTATCTCAACACTGTAAACGGCGATGTTTATGAAAAAAGCCTGGCGTCCACATGGGCGCTGCTTGACAATTTCATGGGGCCGCCTGGGCCCGGAACGGGAGACGATCTGGGGCCTGCCTCCGCCACCACGAATGCGATTGCGCGGTATGCGAGCGGCACAGGGAAAGTGCTCAAGAATTCATCTGTGTTCGTGAATGATGCGGGCAATGTCGGAGTTGGCACTTCCGCGCCCCTGGCAACGCTCGATGTCCAAGGCGACATTTTGTATGCGTCTAATGGGTTCCTCGGCAGCAACCTTTATTTTGACTATGCACAGGGGCGCTGGGAATACCGCACAAATGGCTTTGGTGCAGCTATCAAGCTTAGTGAGAGCGGATCAGGAGCCATGCAGTTCCTGACCGCGCCGAGCAATGCATCTGGAAATAACGCCGCTGCTTCTCCTGCTATTCGGATGTACCTCACCAATGCCGGTAATCTGGGTCTTGGGACGGTAACGCCTACAAACAAGCTGCATATTGTTGGTCCTGACAATATCTCAAACACGCTTATCGCTGGCGTGTCCAAGGCGCTGCGGATCACGCCAAGACCAACAGACATTATTCTGGAAGCAACGGATGAAACAGGCGGTGTTTCCTTTCAGCCCATGTCCTTCAGCGGTACGCAGTTTGTCTTTAACATCGCTGGTTCTGGGGGAGTAGTAG